TTGGTTCTATATATCATAGAGGGAGTATAATGTTAATTCAATCTATTAGTGTTAACTTTATGTATATTTACGGTACTAAAGTAGGATCTTTTGGGATGAGTAATGTATATTTAGGACAAAAAGAAAATTTTTGGAAAGGATTTGTTGGGGGTTGGGCTCTTAATGGTACTATTATAGGAGTTAAAGATAATATAACAGTTATGCCTTCTGGTATTTTATTTGGAACAAAACCTTTTAATACTAAAAGAGTTACTATATCTCCTATGCTAGCCCTAGCATTTAACCCTGTATCTTATACATTTAATTTAAAGGGACCAGTATTTAAAGAAAAATTAGTTTGGAATGAGCATGTAACTTATGTAATAGGTTCTAATTTTGATGTAGGGATTACACAAAGATTTAGATTTAATATTGGAGGAAACATAATAGGTACAACCCTCCCAGGAATTCCAATAACTTGGTCAGCTACTATTGGTTCTAAATTCCAATTTTAATATGTATAACAAATATTGTTTCACTAAAATTGTTATTTATGTTTAATTATTTAAAACGTAAATGGATGGCTTTCAAGGACATTTTTAAAGACGAAAATGATATCAACGAAAAATCAGTAGTTGGTTTCGCTTCATTCGCAGTAATGGTAATCTTTGCTGCAGCAGATATTATTACTGGATTTATAGGTAAAGATTTAGTAATTCAAGAATTTATTTATGACTCATTTTTATTTATCACTTTAGGATCATTTGGGATTGCTGAAGCAGGTAAAATATTTGGTAAAAAAGAGTAATTATGGCAATTGTACCAAAAGGAATTATCGTACATTCAATGGCAGAATACTTAAAGATGCCTGAAGGGCCTATGAAAGCCCATGATTTTCTAAAATCAGTTAAATTATCAGTTCATGGGTTTATCCATCCAGATGGAACTTATGAAAAAATGGTTGAATCACCAGGTAAAGCAGCACATGCTGGAAAATCAAAATGGGGTAATTTAGAACACCTAAATGGTCACTTTTTGGGATTTGAATTATTAGTTCCTGGGGAGCATGATTTTGGTACTTTTTCAAAAGCAATCAAAACCCCAGGTACATATACTCAAGCTCAGTTTGACACTGCTGTTGAGGTATGTAAACATTGGATAAAACAATACGACATTCCAGTAGAAAATGTAGTACGTCACTCAGACTGTTCTGGTGATGATGTAAGAGGAGCCGGAAAAGGTAAAACAGATCCAGGTTCAGCATTTGATTGGGATGCTTTTAAATCGGCTTTAGTAAGTTAATATTTATTAAAAACGTTATAAAATGGCTTGGACAAGAACAAAAGTAAAAAATGCAGTATTAGATTTAGGTTATACTTGGTTTGAAGAAGGTAACTATAATTTAAACATTGTAGGAATTCGAAATTCATTAACATCAAATGAAATTACTAATAAATTTGATGATTGGTTAACTGTTTCTTACAATATAGATGGAGAAGAGTTTTATCATGAATTTGGAGCTACTTGTGATCCTGGAATGCATTGGGCACAAAATCTTTTAAACCCCGATGGTGCTGCTATTTTAGTTCCTGGGCAATATAAAGGTTCACATCAAATTGGTCTTCATCGTGGACAATATGAAGCTTTAGTTCAAGTAAAACCTGTTAAAGTATTTAGAGATAATAATAGAGACCAAAGATATGATATGGATCCCAATAGAATTAAAGAAGGCATATTTGGGATTAATATACATAGAGCTACTCGAATTGCAGAAGGAGAATCAAAACTAGTAGATAAATGGTCAGCTGGGTGTCAAGTAATAGCTAGAAATTCAAATTTTACACTTTTTATGGAATTGTGTAATAATGCAAGAAATATTTGGGGTAATTCTTTTACTTATACTTTGTTAGAAAGTAATAAATTAATGGAAATGGATTACTTAGAATTCCAAGCAAAACAAAATTCTTAATAATGAATAATATGAAATTAATGATAGCAGGAAGCAGTATGTCATTGGCATTTGTATGTGCATATTTTATGGAACTTACAATGCAAAACGCAGAACAATATTTAGCAATTGCTACATTGATTTTTGCTGATGGATTTTTCGGAGTTTGTGCCGGAATTAAAAGAGAAGGATTTAAAACTTATAAGGCAATTAAGATTTTAAGAACCCTTCTTTTTTGGGTTATTATGTTAACTGTAATTTTAGTAATAGAAAAAAGTATACCTGGGGCAGGATGGTTAAGTGAAACCATTATAATGCCTCTTGTAGTTCTTCAATTAATAAGTGCCCTTAAAAATGCATCAATGGCAGGATTTATTAAGGCTGATATTGTAAATGAATTATTAGACCGCATTGATAAGCATAAGGGTATAAGAAAATAGGTTGTCTTATCCCTATTTTTTTCTTATATTTATCACCATGCTTAAAAATCTCAAACAAGGACTATTTCCCTTTATAATAGCATTTTCTGCCCTGTCAGTATCTGCTTCGGCCGCTTTCTATTCAGTTAGTGGCCTTAGCAAACTTTTTGCTGGTGCTTCATTTGAAGTAATTATTATGGCTGGTTCTTTAGAAGTAGCTAAATTAGTAATTGCATCTCTATTATATCAATATTGGGGTGAGATAAATAAAATCCTA